ATTGAGTGGTTCTCTCCTTAGCACGAGCTTGATCGACACTTCTGGACTTGGGATAATCAGAGAATTACTTTCTAAAGCAAGTATTGATATACCTTCAAATTCTGATCCACTGACAGACAAAATTAAGGAGACTATATTGAACTCAATTAAGACCTCAGTTAACTTCCAGCCCCTCCACTTAAGAAATCTTATACAGGAAATACCTGATGTAATAGAGTACAATAAGTCCATTGCAATAATAAAGAGTAGTGCTGCAATAAAATTTGTGGATAAGAAGTATATAGTTATGGCTCAAAAGAAGGACACTAGAAAATGTAAAGAATCAATATCATTCTGGATCAGGGAATTAGAAAGTTATAGAGGGTTTGAAGTAAGATTAAACTCAGGTGATTATAATGAACGTTTGATCAATAAGCTTTACCCTGATTACAAGATTTGTATTCCTAAGGAAAGTGCGAGGGTTGCACTGACTTTATGTGAAGAAGATCCTGACATATTAACAAAATTAGAATTTACTGCTGACGACAATATTAATGATCAAACTTTCATTGAACCTGAAGCTAAGTTCCTCGGATCTCAAATATCACCTGAAATAAGTGCTGAATCATCTGGTTCTGACAAACAGCGAATGAAAGATAGGTTCATAGCTACAGCAGCAAGGTTTGTCTCTTCTAACCCTACTATGCTTGGACTGTATTATGTAGTTGCTAACTCATTTGGATTGCCTTGCCCATCTCTATCAGGTTTAAGTTCAATAAGCTCACATAGATCTTCAAGAAATTTCGGCAAGAATGCAACAAGTATAATTCTCCCGTCTCCTTACCACGCCTTAATAGTTTCAAGAATGACAAATAAAATGTGGAGTACACTATCTGAATCAGAGAGAGTTGATAGAACGACTTATGTGGAGTTAGCAAAGATTGGCACTTATCTAAATAATGTATCAGATGTTGAGAGATCATATAAAGTTAAAGTCTCAAGCCAAAGCTTGAGTTATAAAGTGAGAAACATAATTAGTAATACAATGAATCCAGTATTTGACATGTATATTACTCCGAAGGAAAGCTTAATAGATGATCATGTCACTAGAGCATTCACAAGTGTTATAGTCGAAGAAGATGCCCAAGAAATTGCTATGAGGAGCTCCATTATGACTAAGAACCTAATAGAGTCAATAGATGATAATAATATAGTTAAGGCAATGTTACTAACAAGACTAGAATCCTATATCTATGCTGTAGTTAGTTCAAGCAAAAGTATAAACTCAACTCAAGTCCCAGTTTCGATCCCAGCACAGTGGCAGACCCAATTATATAAGGAGGCCATATATAGAACCTCGTATAAGTTGATTAATCCTATGATGA